TAACATACTCATATGTTGTTGCATCAGATAACCAGTTCCCAACAATAACATTAAAGATTGAAAGGCTACAATCTGGTGGAAGCTATTTACAAACAAACTTTGTAAACTTAACTCCTAAGACAGGAACAAATGTTATTGAATCAATAACACTTTCAGGCACGTATAGAGCAACGCTCACAGCATCTGATGGAATTAATCCAGATAGTTCAATAGTTGTTAATAATTTAACTGTTGCAGCTTTAAATCGTTCAAACGTAGCAATAGCACAAACAACAACTAACCTATCTGGAGCATCAAATATAACATTTTCAAAAACAGGTATTGGCTCATCTCAAACAGGAGTAATTGGCTGGACCAATGGATCTGGTGTAACATATTCTGATGTTTCATGGACTGGTAATTATAGCGGTAGCGACCTCAATAAAACTATTTCTGGAGCTACTCAGTCATCATCATTTGCATTATCAGCAGCAACTGGAACTGCATCAATTACAGCAACAGTTGTTCAAAAAGCAATTCCACAAGCAACAATATCCTGGGATCAAACAAATGCAGCAAGCTATAGAGTAACATATAGAGCTACATCAACAATAGCTCCAGGAGGATTTGTTGATACAGTGCTTACTGGAAATAGCTCTGCATCTTCTGTTTCTTTAATAGTTAATGCTGCTTCTGCAACCGTAAGAGTTTTAGAAGTTATTGTATACGAGTATTCAAACCAAAATTCTGGTCAACCAACTGGATCTACTGTTGGAAACTTTACTATTACCCCTGAAGTACAGGTAACTTTAGGAGCAACTCAAGATTTTACTACATCTGCATCAGGAACTATTACATATACTTATCCAACAATAAGCGGTATATCTGTATCAAATACAACTCCATTTCCTTCATCTGCAACTAGTATATCTGTTTCTAATACTGCTCCATCAAATACGGGATCTGTTTCTTGGGTAAACAATGCAAATACCTCTGTAGCAGGATTGTTTACAGTAACGGGAGCAGGTTCTGGTGGATCATCTCCAACTAACCCATCTTCTTTATTAACATCTGGAACCTTTACTGTTGGATCTACTGGAACAGCAAGTGCAACTATTAGAGCAATAAATACATCAATAACTGTTCATGCTACATGGACTCAAGCAGATGCACAAAGCTATAGGGTTTTATATACGACGAATGCTGTTGGAGGAATACAAACTTTAAATGGTAATTCTTCAAGTACCAACCCATTAGCATTAATTGGAAGCAGCGCTAACTCATTTACTCTACAAAGTGTAACTGTATATCCAGAACTTAATCAAGGTGGAAGTGGTGTTACATTAGCATCAACTGCATCTACATCAGGAGCAACTAGAACAACAGATACATCTGGATCAGGCTCTGTTACATTTACAGCGCCAACATACACTGTAACTTGGAATGCAAATGGTGGAACTGGTGGAGGATCAACTACGCAAAGTCAAGGCTCTGCACACACCGCACCTTCACCAGGAACCAGAGCTGGTTATACATTTAACGGCTATTACAACACACCATCTGGAGATTTCTTATATGGTCCAATAGCATCTGGAGGATCTTTTAATCCACCGTCAAGCATGACAATGCATGCAAGATGGTCTGTTACTCCAATAATACCAACAATAACAATGGGGGCAAATAGCGGTATTACACAAACATCAGGAACAATTAATTGGACATCAACTAATCAAGCAAGTTTTAGTTCAAGCGGAACAATTAGCGGAACAGGTACTACTGGAACATCTGTAACTAATAACAGTCTTAGTGCAGGAACTAACTATACTGGAACTGTTACCGTAACATCTTCTACAGGAAATACTGCATCTGCAAACTATAGCCTTACAACATCAGTAGCACAATACACTGTAACATGGAATGCTAATGGAGGAACTGGCGGTGGATCTACTGGACCATTTAACGCTGGAACATCCCATACCGCTCCATCTCCTGGAACAAGATCTGGATTTACTTTTAGTGGATACTACAACACACCATCTGCGGATTTCCTATATGGCCCTATTGCTTCTGGAGGATCTTTTAATCCACCATCAACTATTACCATGTATGCTAGATGGGCTGCTGCCACACCAGTAATTAGCACCATAGTTGCAAGAAATGGTGGTACTGGAGGTGCATATAAAATGCAATACACAATAACTGCCACAAACGCAGCATCTTATACTAGTGTTATTCGTTATGGATCAACAACATCTACAGCAAATTCCTTTTCCAATACTCATTCTTCTAGCACAATTCAAACAAACTTAGGAAACACTATAAATGATTATTACATTCTTGAATTAACCCCTTGGTCAGGAGCATCAGGAACAGGCAGCGCTGGAGTAATGAGAACCACAACAATTAAAAGAAATACAGCAACACCAACTGATAGTACAAATAACTACTAATGGTACAATGGAGAAACTATGAATATTGATGAAAAAATTAAGGTAGTTTTAGAAAAAATAGATGGGCATAAATCAGTAATAGGACACATACTTATACAAGATAATTCTATAGGAATAGACTATACAGATACAGTAGAAATGGAAATGGTAGATGATTTTGTTTTAAACCATCAAAGAAAAATATCATTTTTAGAAGGAATATTACAAGATTTAAACAACGGCGTTGACACGCAAATATGATATAATAGAATAGGAGGAAAACCATGACAGTAGAATTAACAGCAGAAGAAAAGACCGCAATTATACAGCAGCATCTAAAGAGTATTGCTTATTCAGAGTATAATGCAACTTTAAGTTTGGCAGAAGCACAAGCAGTTGCTTCCCCAAGTGCAGAAAGTGTTGCATCTTTGACAGATCAGATTGCAGATCTAGCAGCACAAAAACAAATTTTGGTAACAGAGCTAGCGTCTTTATAACAAATAAAAGGGTGGATTAAATGGATAACAAAGCAGAACTAGTTATTATGGCTTTACAGCAACGTATTGGTGAATTGGTTTCTAACTATGAAACACAGATTGCTATACTTAGAGCTGAGATAACACAGAATTCTCAGGAAAAAGAAGAAAAAGAAAAGGCCGCAGAAGAATACTCTGCAAGCCTAAAAGAAAAAACTTCTAAATAAAGGATCTAATGTTAAATTGTAACAGATGCAATGGGCGTGTCTTTGTAGACAGACAGTATACAACTGTTGACCATGTAGAGACAGCATGCATTTCTTGTGGAAATAGAGTTTTCTATCATCCACCTTCAGCAACAAAAGAGGGAAAATGGATACTTCAAAAGGAAAAATCCAGAGCCAAGCATACAATAACGAACCTGTAATAAAAGGTAAGGTTAAGGTATGGTTTGTTAATGGTGACCTTGTTAGGGTTTATCATAGTTCCCGTTCAACTGGAATGGTTACGTTTTATAATATAACTAAAGATCGTTTAGAAACGTGCTTGCTTTCTGACTTTAAAAAAAATCGTGAGCGTGCATATAGCGTAGCAGAAACTGCTAAGCTTATTAATAGACATAGAAAATATATTCCAAGCTTAATTAAACGAGGAGTGATTCCTCCACCAATAGGTGCACAATTAAATGGGGAAAGAAAATGGCAAGTGAGAGCTTACTACTCTGAATCACATGTCAGGGATATCCGTGCTATACTTGCAAGTATACATATAGGACAACCAAGAAAAGACAAATTAATAACGAACAACATGACTCCTACAAGCCAAGAATTGACAAGGCGAATGGGAGACGGTATACTTACATATACGAGAACAGAAGATGGACGATTTATTCCAGTGTGGAGTGAGTCTATATAATTTATGAATGGGTGGGGTAATGGAAAACGAATCAACAAAGGTAAATGTAACACTAGGCTATACACTTAATCTAGGCAACTTTCAATCATTAAGACTTGATCTAGGTATTATAGATAGTAAGCGTGATGGAGAATCAACGGCTGAGGCATTTGATCGTGTGTATAAGTTTGTAGAAGATAAGCTAACTGAGAAGATTCAAGAAGCTAAGTCTGAAATCTCAGAATAATGGCAGAACGCAAAGACCGTATGGCTTTGCTGAGTAGATACTCAAAATTACATACAGCAAAGTATCAGCAGAAGCCATCTCTAAACTTAAACGTAGAGCAGTGGGCAGCAGATGGACTTATTGAGTCTTATGGCATGTCACAGTGTTATGACTTGTTAGAGTATTATTTTTCTGTTGCACAAGAAGCAAGTTGGAATTATTTTGCTTATAATGCAGAAAAGATTCTTAATGGTAAACTAGATGTAGAGCAAGACTTAAAGGACAGACAACAGCGCAGGGCAAAAGCAAAGGAGTGGCTAAGTGAATAATACAGAAGCTAAAGTAATTTCAGCGGTATTACAAGACAAGCAACTCCATGTACTACTACAGGCAAATGTAGAAACACTTCTTAGAACACACAACGATGTATGGAACTTTATTCGTTTATATGCTGAAAACAATGGAACAGTCCCACCATCATCTCTAGTAGTAGAAAAGTTTAGAGACTTTGAAATCATTAAAGAGATTGGCGCAACAAAGCATCACCTTGAAGAATTACAGACAGAATATTTAAACGATACTCTGAAAGACATTTTAAGATCTGCAGCAACAGAGGTTCAGAGTGGTCAAGGACACATAGCCCTTGAAGAACTAATTACCAAGACTTCTACCCTAAAGAAAAATACATCATCTATTCGTGATATTGATGCAACAGATATTGACTCTGCTATTGCATACTTTGAAAATGTTAAAGAGCAAAACGCATTAGGTCAACGTGGAATCAAGACAGGATTGCCAGGGTTTGATAACTACCTACCTTCTGGAATCATGCCAGGGCAGCTAGGAGTCTTTCTAGCATACCCAGGTATAGGAAAGTCATGGATGGCTCTATACTTTGCTGTACAGGCCTGGAAACAGGGTAAGACACCCCTTATTATCTCACTTGAAATGAGTGAAACAGAAGTGCGTAATCGTGTATTAACAATTATGGGTGAAGGCCTTTGGTCTCACCGCAAACTTTCAAATGGTGAAATTGAACTTGATATGCTAAAGAAGTGGCATGAGAATAAACTTAAAGGTAGACCACCATTTCATATTATATCCAATGACTCTGGTGGAGAAATAACTCCTTCTGTAATCCGTGGAAAATTAGATCAGTATAAGCCAGACTTTGTTGTAGTTGATTACCTTCAGTTGATGAGCCCAAACCAAAAGGCTGATAACGAAACGGTAAAGATGAAAAACCTTTCTCGTGAACTAAAGCTAATGGCTATCAGTGAAGAAGTACCTATCATAGCTATCTCATCTGCTACACCTGATGATGTAAAAGATATGTCAACAGTTCCTACCCTTGCACAGACTGCATGGTCAAGACAGATTGCCTATGATGCTGACTGGGTTATGGCTCTAGGTCGTGCTAGCAATAGTGATATTATTGAATGTGCCTTCAGAAAGAACCGTAATGGTTTTATGGGAGACTTCTTAGTCCAATGTGACTTTGACAAGGGTTACTATCGTTACAAGGATTTTGAAGATGGCAAATAAAGATATATACACAGAAGAGCAGATTCGTCGTGTTCTCAATGGTGCAGGGTTAGATATTGAAGCTGAGTTTGGCAATGACTTTATTATCTACTGCCCATTTCACAATAACACTAGAACACCTGCTGGAGAAGTAGCCAAAGACAGTGGTTTGTTCTTTTGTTTTGGATGTCAGATGACAAAGAACTTGGTTGAGTTAATTATGTTTACCTCAAACAGATCATACTTTGAAACTGTGAGATATATAAAAAGCAAAGAACAGCAGTCTGATATTCAAACCATTGTTGGCAAAGCACTATATGCACCACCTGATTTTGTTCAGTATGATGAATTACTTATTAAAAGATTAAATAAGCAAGCACTTGATTCTCCAGTAGCAATGAATTATTTTAATGGTCGTAGAGTAACAAAAGAGTCTGTAATTAAGTTTGACCTTGGATATTCAGAAAAGCAGGGATCAGTTACCATTCCAATTCATACTCCTGATGGAATGTGCATTGGTTTTGTTGCTAGAACAATTGAAGGAAAAGAATTTAAGAATACTCCAGGACTTCCAAAAAGCAAAGTGCTTTTTAACTTGCATAAAGTTAAGAGTTCTAGTATAGTTTATGTAGTGGAATCATCATTTGATGCAATCCGCTTAGACCAAGTAGGTTTTCCAGCAGTTGCAACGCTGGGTGCTAATGTGTCTGTATCTCAGATCAGACTATTAGAAAAGTACTTCAACAATGTTGTACTAATTGCAGACAACGATGAAGCTGGTATGATTATGAAAGATAAACTAATTGAAAAATTAGGGCATCTAGTAACAGTAATCAGCTTAGATAAAAAATATAAAGACATAGGAGACATGGATGATGATGAGATTAAAAAGCTGGAGTTTCAGTTTGACAATTCAATCATATCTATGCTAAAATAAAAACAATAATAAAAAAAGGAGCAGGACAAAATGGCAATTGTAAAAGGACTAAAAAACATTAACGCACTAGTAGATAAGCCAAAGTTTGAAGGCACAGGTACAAAGGTTCGTTGGTTCAAGATCGCTGACGGACAAGCAGTAAAGATTCGCTTCATTGAAGAATTAGATGAAGACTCAGCAAACTACAACGAAGCACGTGGCCTTGCATTAGTTGTATCAGAACACACAAACCCAAAGGACTACAAGCGTAAAGCTGTAGATACAATGGAATCAGAAGGCCGTGACTGGGCAGAAGAAATGCACCGTAAAGATATGAAGGCTGGCTGGCGTGCACGTCTTCGTTTCTATTGCAATGTTCTTGTAGATGATGGCATTGAAGCACCATATGTTGCAATTTGGAACATGGGTGTTAGCAAGCAATCTGCATTTAATACTATTCGTGAGTATGCACTTGAAACAGGTAGCATCTCAAATCTTACTTGGAAGGTAAAGCGTAACGGTCAGGGTACTGAGACAAGCTATACACTTATTCCAAGTTCTCCAGATTCTGCACCATTTGATTGGTCAGGAGTTGAACCTTATCCATTAGAGAAGGCTCTCAACAAAGTTCCATACGCAGAACAAGAAGCCTTTTATCTAGGCTTTGATACTCCTTCATCTTCATCATCAGCAAATATTGACTGGTAATAGATGAACTACGTTGGCTTACATGTCCATACACACTACTCCTTAATGGATGGTGTTGCTACTCCAGAAGAATACGTGAACCGTGCAGTTGAGTTAGGAATGACAGCAATTGCCATTACTGACCACGGTACTTTATCTGGGCATAGGGAACTGCACCGTATTGCAAAAGCAAATGGAATTAAGCCAATACTTGGTGTAGAAGGCTATATGACTACGAGTATGGCGGACAAGAGAGGAAAGGCAGATCGTCCAGATCCTCTTGACCAAAATTTTCATCATATAGTTCTTCTCGCCAAGAACCAACTAGGTTTAGAAAACCTTAATAAGATTAATGAGATTGCTTGGACAGATGGTTTCTTTAGTAAGCCAAGGTTTGATTTTGAAACACTTGCAAAATACAAAGAAGGAATTATTGTAACATCCGCATGTCTTAGTGGATGGATTGCAAAGGCTGTTGAGTTGGGTGAACTTGCAACAGCAAAGAAACATATACAGTGGTTTAAAAAAGAATTTGGTGATGATTACTATATTGAAGTCATGCCACACAACCCTCCTGAAGTTAACAAGGGGATTATTGAACTTGCTGATGTAGCAAAGGTAAAAATTGTTGTAACACCAGACTGTCATCACTCTGACACAAGTCAAAAAGAAGTACAGGAGCTAATGCTTCTTCTAAATACTCATGCCAAGTTACAAAAAGATGTAAGCTATGATAAGTCAAAAAAGCATGCATCTTTTATGGATCGCCTTGATTATCTTTATGGCGCAGATCGCATAATGAGTTTTAATAAGTTTGACATTCATCTTCTTTCATATAAAGAGATGAAAGAGGCAATGCTTAAGCAAGGCATTGATCGTGAAGATATGTTTGTATCAACAAATGAAATTTCTGATAAGGTTGAAGGCTATGATATTAAAGAGCATCTAGACTTGCTTCCAGTTCAGTACAAGAAGCCTATGGAAGAGCTTAAGAATCTAGCTATTGAAGGATTAAAAGAACGTAAACTTGAAAAGAATGAAGAGTATCTTGAAAGACTTGATGAAGAACTAAAAATAATTGGTGAGAAAAACTTTGGACCATACTTTTTAGTTGTCCGCAACATGCTTAACTGGGCAAAGAGTGAAGGCATTATGGTGGGCCCAGGTCGTGGATCTGCTGCTGGTTCCCTACTGTGCTATGCACTTGGTATCACAGATATTGATCCCATAAAGCATGGGTTGCTGTTCTTCCGTTTTATTAACCCAGACCGTAATGACTTCCCTGATATTGACTCAGATATTCAAGATACTCGTCGTGATGAAGTAAAGGATTATTTAGTTCGTCAGTACCGTCACGTTGCATCTATTGCTACATTCTTGCAGTTCAAGGATAAGGGTGTTGTGCGAGATGTTGCAAGATGTTTAAACATACCGTTGCCTGATGTCAATAAGGTTTTAAAGGTTGTTGATACATGGGATGATTACTGTAACTCTAAGAATACTTTGTGGTTCAGAGAAAAGTATCCAGAAGTAGAGCGTTACGGAGATCAGCTTCGTGGAAGAATCCGTGGTACTGGAATTCACGCAGCAGGAGTTGTAACAAGTAAAGACCCAATTTTTAGATATGCACCGCTGGAAACACGTTCAGTAACTGGACAAGATGAACGCATTCCAGTAGTGGCAGTAGACATGGGCGAAGCAGAAAACATTGGTTTGATTAAGATTGATGCACTTGGACTAAAGACTTTGAGTGTTCTTAAGGACTGCATTGACATTATTAAAGAGCGTGAAGGTACTAAGATTGATCTACTAAAGATTGATATGGATGATGCAAACGTTTATAACATGTTATCTGATGGATACACTAAGGGTGTGTTTCAGTGTGAAGCAGCACCATACACAAACCTTTTAATTAAGATGCGTGTTAAAAACCTATCAGAACTTGCTGCATCAAATGCACTTGTTCGTCCTGGTGCTATGAATACAATTGGTAAGTCTTATATTGCACGAAAGCATGGAAGAGAAAATATTGATTATAAGCATCAAGTTATGAAAGCATTTACGGAGGAAACATATGGTTGTATTCTTTACCAGGAACAAGTTATGCAAGCATGCGTACAGCTTGGCGGTATGTCCATGTCGGAAGCAGATAAAGTTAGAAAAATCATTGGAAAGAAAAAAGATGCTAAAGAATTTGATGTCTTCAAAGATCAGTTTGTTAAAGGTGCTTCGCAATATCTTTCGCCAAATGATGCACTAGATCTGTGGCATGACTTTGAGGCCCACGCAGGGTACTCATTTAACAAGTCTCACGCAGTGGCATACTCAACACTATCTTATTGGACAGCATGGTTAAAGTATCATTATCCATTAGAGTTTATGTTTGCACTACTTAAAAATGAAAAGGATAAAGATGGAAGAACTGAGTACCTTATTGAAGCAAAGAGAATGGGGATTAGCATTAAGCTACCTCACATTAACGATTCGGATATTGATTTTAAAATTGAGGGTAAGGGTATTAGGTTTGGACTCACAGCTATCAAGTTCATATCTGATAAAATTGCAGAGAGATATCTTGCAGCACGACCTTTTGGTTCATATAAAGAGCTTGAAGAGTTTACCTTTACAAAAGGAAACGGAGTAAACAGTCGTGCTTTGCAGGCAATGAGATGCATTGGTGCACTTACATTTCCAGATAATCCAGCAAACCCAGCGGAAGTTAAAGAAAACCTTTACGAGTATTTAAACCTACCTGAGTTCAATACATCTATACCTCAACACTATTATGCATATATTGATGATGTTGAAGAGTATGAAGAGACTGGATCTTTTGTATTGTTGGGTATGGTAAAATCAATTAAGCGAGGAACGGGATGGTCACGAGTTGAAATTTTGGACAAAACTGGCAGCGTCGGTGTATTTGATGACGAGAATACCAATATTGAGAGTGGTCGTACTTATCTTATTCTTGCAAGTGACAATAGGATTGTGTCTGCAGTACCTGCTGACGAAATAAAAGGATCTAAGAGTTCCTTAGTAAAGTTCTTAAATTATAAAATGTTGCCTTACAAAGAAGGAGAGCACTTTGTTGTTTCTTTTAAGCCAAGAGTAACCAAGGCTGGGAAGAAGATGGCCTCACTGGTAGTTGCAGATGCTGGAAGAGAGATGCACTCTATTGTTGTATTTCCAATGCAGTTTGCAAAAGCTTACATGAAGATTGAAGAAGGAAATGTATATAAATTTGATTTTGGAAAAACAAAGGATGGAACAGTTACAATGAATGAGGTGGAAAGTGTTTGATGTTTTAGCAGAGAAGATACATGCAAATGCAGTAGAAAAAGGATTTTGGGATAGACCAGCAGATGAAATCTTTGTGACAAAACAAATGATGATGATTGTGTCTGAAGTTGTTGAAGCAATGGAAGCACTAAGAAAAGACATGGAGCCAAGCCAGCTGTCGGATGAGTTTGCAGATATTATTATCCGCACTCTGGATCTTTATGCAGGTATGCTAAAAGCAGGGTATGTAACTAAATCATTAGACTCTGCAGTCAAACAAAAGATGGAAAAAAATCAAGATAGACCAAAGAAGCATGGGGTACGATTCTAATGCTAACAGTAGAAGAAGTATTGGCTCAGCTTAGTCCAAAGCTTAGAAAGACAGTAATGGCTGGAGATACTATCCCAGCAACACAGTATGCAGAGACACCTAGTTTTGGTTTAAACCGTGCTCTAAACGGTGGTCTACCTTATGGTCGCCAAGTACTGGTATGGGGCTCTAAGTCCTCTGCAAAGTCCTCTCTATGCCTTCAGATGATAGGTCTAGCACAGAAGGAAGGAAAGATCTGTGCATGGATTGATGCTGAAATGTCATATGACAAAAAGTGGGCAGAAGGACTTGGCGTAGACTCTTCAAAGCTTATTGTTTCTCAATGTCGTACAATTAATGAGATGGTTGATGTTGGAACTAATCTTATGAATGCAGGAGTTGATATTATTGTTATTGATTCTATAACTTCTTTATTACCAGCAATCTATTTTGAAAAGGACTCAGATGAACTTAAACAACTTGAAAATACCAAACAAATTGGTGCAGAGTCTAGAGACTTTAGCAACGCTTGGAAAATGCTTAACTATGCTAACAATAAGGTTAAGCCTACAATGCTTGTTCTTATTAGTCAGTCTCGTAACAACATTAGTGCTATGTATACTAGCCAGCAGCCTACTGGTGGTCAAGCTACTAAGTTCTATTCTTCTACTGTTATTAAATTATTTTCATCGGAATCCGACAATCAAGCAATTAAAGGCAAGATTCATGTTGGAGATAAACTCATTGAAGAAAAAGTTGGTCGCAAGATTCGCTGGGAACTCCAATTTTCTAAGACTTCTCCTGGCTTTCAGTCTGGCGAGTATGACTTTTATTTCAGGGGAGATAATGTTGGTATTGATAGCATTGGTGATCTTGTTGATACGGCTGAAATGATGGGCATAGTAGAACGCACTGGAGCTTGGTATGTATTGCCAGACGGTTCAAAAGTACAGGGTCGTGATGGTTTTGTAAACAGGGTAAGAGAAGACCTAGATCTTCAAGAGACAATAAAGAATAAAATTCTAAATGTCTGAAAAATTTAAAGTATTTCCTGGAAAGTTTCCATGTAAAAAATGTAGCGAAGAAGTTACATCTTTAAGGCTTTGGTTAGATAGTGCAGACCTTACATGGCTTTGTAGTCAAAAACATTTATCTAAGGTTCCACTTATAATGACAAGGAAAGACTTTGAGCGAAAGATCGGAAAGTAAAAGAATCGGTGCCAAGCAGCACAAGAACTCTGGTCGCAACACACACAAGGGTGATGCTACTTGGAAAAACTTTACTGTAGATTTTAAAGAATGCTCTAAATCTTTTACTTTAAATAAAGATGTTTGGGCTAAGGCTGTTACAGATGCTATAAGAAATGGCAACGATCCAGCAATACTCGTAGTACTTGGTGATGGAAATTCAAAGGTACGATTGATGATAACTGAGTTTGAAATAATAGAGCAGATGACAGGAGAAGAATATGAGTGAACAACAACAAACAACGATAGAAATGGTAGATGGATTATCTGAAATAGCAGACTATATGAAAGATGAGGAGTTGACGGCAGCCTTGACATTTATTGCTAAGATCATTATTAAGCCTGATATTCCTCTTAATGTGGCAACTATAGAGATTGTTAGACTTCAGGCAATTGCAGCAAAGATGGCATTCAAGGCAACCTGGATGGCAAATGTTGACAAAAATGACAGGGCAAAGAAGAACATTTATTACACGGCAGCAGAATCAATCAACAACTTGGTATCAGCACTCAAATACATTATGCGCTAACCTGGTATACTTATATAAACAAAGGAATGAAATGACAAAAAATTTACTAAAGCAAATAATGATTAAAGAAGTTGAGACCCCAGCAGCTATTGATGCCAGAGAGCTTGTAAAAGCTATTGAAGCAGGGTATCTTGTAGGGCGTGAGCCTAAGCATACACAGAAGAAGACTTTTGGTCCTTCTACTATTGCATACGGACATGGAGAATGTCCAAGATACTGGTACCTTGCATTTGAGGGTGCTATTTTTGAAGATAACTCTGATCCATATGCTGTTGCAAATATGAGCAACGGAACTCTGGCGCATGGAAGAATTGAGGAAGCTTTTAAAAACTCTGGTATTTCAATTGATTCAGAGTTTAAGATTTTTAATGATGATCCTCCAATTTTTGGTTACGTAGATAACTTTATTAATTGGAAAGGCGAAGAGGTTGTTGTTGAAGTAAAGACAACCAATAACGAAGTGTTTGAGTATCGTAAACGTACAGGTAAGCCTAAGATGGGTCACGTTGTACAGATACTGATTTACATGAAGATTCTTAAAAAAGCAAAGGGTGTTCTTATTTATGAAAATAAAAACAACCACGAACTTCTTGTAATTCCAGTTGAGGTAAATGATCATTACCGAAAGTGGATTGATGAAGCTTTTGAATGGATGAGAGTTGTTCGTAAGTCTTGGGAAGTTAAAGAACTTCCAACAAAGAACTACAGAGCAAACTCAAAGGTTTGCAAAAACTGTCCAATTAGAAAAGCATGTGACGAAGCAGGAGCAGGCGTAGTTAAGATAGCCTCTCTGGAGGAATTGAGTGAAACTTTGTAGTAGATGTGACAATAGGTTTGATCCAAAGGTCAGTTATCAGATTTACTGCAGCCTTGAATGTCGTGACCTTGCTACAAAAGAAAAAATTCATGAAAGATATCAGATTACTCGTAGACAAAAAAGAAAGGGAAAGGATCGCAGATGTTTAGGCGGATGCGACACCTCCCTTTCTATCTATAATGATTCTGGTTTTTGTTCAAATTGTAATGTTAGTAAAAAAGCAGTAGACAAAATGTTAAAACAGATAAAAGGATTTTTTGAGTATGGTCAAGAATAAATGGGGATTAGAGATGACACCAAAAAAAATATGTGCAATTGATGCTAGCACAAACAGCCTTGCTTTTGCAATGTTTGATACTTTTACAAAAAGCATAATTAGTGTTGGAAAAATTACTTTTGAAGGAAAAAATACGTATGAAAAAGTTATGGATGCTGGTAAAAAAGTTAAGGCATTTATTGATATACATGGTGGCTTTGAAGCAATAGTTATTGAGCATACCGTGTTTATGAATAGCCCTAAAACTGCAGCAGATCTTGCATTAGTTCAGGGAGCAATACTTGGAGCAGCTGGACAATCAGGGACAAAACAAATAGGAAGAGTTTCTCCAATAACATGGCAGAACTATATTGGAAACAAAAAAATATCTAAAGATGAACAGCTTTTTATAAGATCTCAAAACCCAGGCAAATCAGTTTCCTGGTATAAGTCTTATGAAAGAAACCTAAGAAAAGAAAGAACTATTAAGTTTATTAATATAAACTATGATAGAAGCATTACAGACAACGACGTGGCTGATGCTTGCGGTATTGGTCATTGGTCTATCAATAATTGGGATAAGGCGGTTGGCAATAATGAGTGAAAGAGAAGCATTTACATTTAAAGAGGAAGATGCAGATGTTATTTTAACTGTGCGGACACTTGCTCCAACTAAATGGTTGCTAATTGATAGAGAAACGGGTCAAATATATAAGGGAAGCCCAAAGGGTCACTGGGATAGGCTTGAGCCAGTCATTAAGATTGACAAGGACCTATGATGGCTGGTAAACTATATACAAATGAAGTTTGGCTTAGGAAACGATATCTTGTTGATAAAAAAACACCAGAAGAAATTGCTAAAGAGTCTGGTGCCAGTATTGAAACAATATATGTTTACCTTGCAAAATTTGGACTAAGAAAGAGCAGACGATGAATAGAATGCAAAAACTTTTAATTGGATTAGCAGTTGCAGGAGCTGTTGGAATAACTTTTGTTGCTACATCTTTAAGGGGTATGCCAGAAGCATTTGACTGGGAAGATGATGAGGAAAAAAACTATGAGTGATAATCTAAATATTACAGTAGATCAAGTAAATCATCCTTCACACTATACAACAGACCCTTCTGGAGTAGAATGTTTAGAAATTACTCGTCATCGTAATTTTAATATTGGCAATGCTTTTAAGTATTTGTGGAGAGCAGGCATAAAAGATGAGTCAAAGACTATTCAAGATCTTGAAAAAGCAATCTTTTATATTAAAGATGAAATTAATAGGTTAGAGGGAAAGTATGTCAACTGAGGAAGAGTTAATTAAGCATCTTGATATAATGAATGATGTTGTTGGGGAATACCTAAAAGGTAGTGATCCAACAACCATATCTAAAGAGTTAGCAATTCCAAGAACACGAGTAGTTGCATATATTGACGAATGGAAAGAAAAAACATCTAACAATACAGCAATTCGTGCTCGTGCTAAGGATGCACTTGCTGGAGCAGATGCACACTACAGCAAGCTTATACTTAAGTCATATGAGGTTATTGATGAAGCATCAATGACAAATAATCTTAGTGCAAAAACTGGTGCAATTAAACTTGTAATGGATATTGAATCTAAGCGCATTGATATGCTACAAAAAGCTGGACTGCTTGAAAATAAAGAGCTTGCAGAAGAGATGGTTGAAATTGAACGCCGTCAAGAAGTTTTGGTTGGAATATTGAGAGAGATTGCATCAGAGCATCCAGAGATTAGAGATATTATTATGCAAAGACTTTCGGTTATTGCAAAAGAGGGAGAAGTGATTACAGTTGTCCACGACGTTCAATGATTTCTTTGAGGTTCTAAAAGAAAATCATTTTATTGAGAAGCCTGTTGATGCAAAGACATTTGTTGAGTCTCCAGACTATCTTGGGCAACCACCGCTGTCTGATATTCAATATGACATCGTTGAGGCAATGAGCCAGATTTATCGTAAAGAAGATGTAGTAGACATTCGTGGTGAAGATGGTGAAGCATACTTTAAAAAATATACCAAGAATGAAATTATTTTGCAACTTGGCAAGGGATCTGGAAAAGACTTTGTATCAACAGTAGCCTGTGCATATGTAGTATATAAAATGCTATGCCTCAAAGAGCCTGCTATGTATTATGGAAAGCCTGCTGGAGATGCTATTGATATTATCAACGTTGCGATTAACGCTCAACAAGCAAAGAATGTTTTCTTTAAAGGTTTTAAATCAAAGATTGAAAGATCACCTTGGTTTGCAGGAAAGTATTACCCAAAAGCAGACTCAATTGAGTTTGATAAATCAATTACAGTTTACTCTGGTCACTCAGAAAGAGAATCACACGAAGGTTTAAACCTCTTTATGGCAGTACTTGATGAAATTTCTGGTTTTGCATCTGAAGTAGCCACAGGGAATGAGCAGGGTAAGACTGCTGATAATATCTATAAAGCTTTTCGTGGTACCGTAGATTCTCGTTTCCCTGACCTTGGTAAGGTAGTTCTTCTTTCGTTCCCCAGATATCCAGGAGACTTTATTTCTCAGCGTTATGATGCTGTAATTGCTGAAAAAGAAATAGTAGACAAGACACATAAGTTTATTATTAATGAAGATTTACCAGAAGATCATCCAGACAATTCTTTTGAAATAGCATGGGAAGAAGATCACATCTTGTCTTACAAGATTCCAAAGGTGCTTGCACTAAAGCGCCCAACGTGGGATGTCAATCCTACAAGAAAGATTGATGACTTTAAAATTGCATTTCTAACAGACCTTGGAGATGCAATGATGCGTTTCTTGTGTACGCCAACATATGCATCAGATGCTTTCTTTAAACAAAAAGATAAACTTATTAAGTGCATGACACTAACTAATCCTGTAGACAGCTTTAGAAGGTTTTCAGAAAACTTTAAACCAGATCCAGATAAAATTTATTACGTTCACGCTGACCTTGCACAAAAGCATGACAAGTGTGCAGTTGCAATTGCTCACGTAGACAAGTGGGTAAATATTCAGGTAATTAAAGATTACGAACAAATAGCACCAATAGTTGTAGTAGATGCAGTAGCATGGTGGGAACCAAAAGCAGAAGGACCAGTTGATCTTTCTCAGGTTAAGCAATGGATTCAAAACCTTAGAAGGCAAGGTTTTAATATTGGAATGGTTTCATTTGACCGTTGGCAATCATTTGATATTCAGCAAGAGCTTAAGGGTGTTGGTATAAGAACTGATACTGTTTCTGTTGCAAAAAAACACTACGAAGATTTAGCAATGATGATCTATGAAGAACGTGTTGCTATGCCCATGATTCCTTTACTTCTGGAAGAAATGTCAGAGTTAAAGATCATGAAGGGTAATCGTGTTGATCACCCTAGAAAAAAATCTAAGGACCTAGCAGACGCTGTTTGTGGGGCGGTATTTGGTGCTATCTCTCATACTCCAAAAGAAATGAATCTTGAAATAGATATTCATACGTGGGGAACATCAGACAAACTTGCACGAAGACAGGAGTCTATGGTAGACTTAGAAGACAGGCAAATGCCAGAAGATGTCAAGAGCTTTCTTGATAACTTAAAACTAATATAACAAGGAGAACGAACGAATGAATTCATTCAAGAAAATCGCACTAGCCATGGTTGCAGCCATGACTTTGGGCACAATCGTAGCAACGCCTGCAAACGCTGCTGTAATGACAGTCGCTGTATCGCTTGACAATGTAGCAAATACTACAAACTCAGCAATCGCAACGCCTGCATCATTGCCAGTACCTGCAGACAACTCAGTAGATGCTGCTGACGCACTAAAGTTTATTGCAACAGTTGATGTTGGAACAAGCGTTTCAGTCGTAGCAACAAACGCAACAATC